CGCGACAAAAACGAGCTCGAGATTAAACGTGCGCGGCCCGGAACCCACATATTGCAAATCGCCGCCTTTCTCGGCACCCTTCCACGTCACATCGCCCCAGTTGAACTGCTGGCTGTAACTGAATATCTCCGGATTGAACTGGAAGGTAAGCCATTCCTCTGTGTCCAGATTATAGAGCTGACCTTTCTGTAATCCGATGTCGGTGAAGGGCTCCTTGCCGGTGCGTGATGTAGGAATGAACAGACCCATTAACCGCGACCCTTATTACTTCGACGATCAAGTTCTTCGATTTCTTTCTTGACTATTCGCCCGACTCGACTCCAGTCGGTCTTATTGTCAATCGTGCCGGACACATTGACATTCACCTGAAGGGATTCTCTGATCAAATCCGGCCCTGTCGGTCCGACCTCTGGCGGCGTTTCCGGTGCGGGTGAGGGGTGCGCAGGATAGCGCGTTACCGTAGCATCCACCGGAATTGTTGGAATCGTGGGGATGGTCGGCAAGGCAACAGAACCCCCACCAGGTAGGGCGAGCATTCCACCAGGGGTTGCGCGCTCCTCACCTCCCAGCCCAAACCAGCCACCGACGCTCTGCGCTACGCCTACTATGCTATCAATGAAGCCTATCAGAATCTGGAATACGGGGGATGCGATAATCGCATTCATGATGTTAAAAAATGTCTCTTTGACTGAGTTCCACAGATTAGTCCATGCTTCCGAAATCTTCTGTTTGATGTCATAGAACCATAGCCAGATTCTCGTGCACGTGTATCCGAACTTCTCGATAAACCAATCCATGTAGAAGACGAATACGATTAGTTCGGCTACGATGGCAGCTATCCCGACAACAAGCCAGGTAATCGGGTTGGACCATACTGCAGCGGAGAAAGCCCAGGCAACTGCCTTAGCTACACCGGTGGCCATAGCAACTGCCGCAAGTTTCAAACGCAGAAACACGAGGGAATTGCCCAATGTCACGGTAGCTATCTTCGCGGCACGCCATGCCCTTGTCAACAGCCCGACGGACCTGGTCGCCCCCGTAGATGCTTCCAGCAGGCGCACCATCGCTCTCTGACCAGCCAGCATCTTCAGATAAAAGATCATAGTTAGAATCGAGCCGCCCATGGCCATAAGGGCACCCACGCCAGCCTGACCGTAAGCTATCCATTTGGCTGCCTTTGGGTGGGCCTTAGCGTAATTATTCATCCATAGAACCGCAAGTCTGCTCCACACCACGATCTCTTTGAGTTCCGGTAACGGAGCGCGACCCATGGTGTCCCCCAAAGAGACAATGTTATTTTTCATGATTTGGAGTTGAGCATTCAAGCCCTCTTGTCGTTTCCCTGCCATGGCAGCACCAACCCCAACCGCATTATTGGCAAACTCTACGGCCCTGACAATCTCATCAGTGCGACCAAGTATGGCGAACAAATAACGTTTCCCCTCATCACTGAAATACTCCATCGCCTCCATTGCTTCTTCATAGCCGACACCGATCCGCTTGAGTAATTCCGTCTGGGCCATCTCACCCTTGAGTCCAGACGCTGCGATTTCTCTCCTTGTCGTCTCTACTTGCTCACCAGTAATACCCCATATCTTCTCGACCTCGCGCACTATCTGGATTTGTGATAACAACTCTCCGGTTTCTTTGTTATAGAGACTAAGGCCGGCCAATCGACCCAATCGCTTTTTGCCCTCCTCGGTCGTGAGTTTTTTCTGAGCCTGTAATGCACCTCGCATCATAGCTACATACGACGTCCCGGCCATACTATCTTCAAGTCCAGCCGTTGTTGCGGCAGCTATTCCGGCCATGGTTTCAGCATAATCGTGCCCATAAGCCGCTGCCTCACCTGCCGCATATTGGAATCCTTTTCCCAGACGGGTTATGTCAGTATCGAACGTGGCTATAATGGCCGACGTCTGATCGAGAACGCGTTGTGCCTGTTGTTCTTTGTCCATCGTTGCGTCCCACTGACCACCAAAGGTATTAAGGCTTTTCGTCATGTGTTTCATCGCATCAGAATACGTGACCGCCTTTCCCGCTACGGACAATAATGCCGTCCCCTCTGTAACGGCTGCTGCGGTAGCTGCTCCCAAGGAGGATGCCAATGCGTATGTTCCCTCGGCGATTTCCATTGTAGGCACGCGGACCTTGTCGCCCGCATCAAGGATGGCATTCGCCACCACCTTCATCGTTCGCTCAATTTCCTCACCACCGACACCAACGCCGACCATCGTAGAGGCAATATCATTGAGCTTGTCTTCAAAACTCGCCGCCGTTTTCACGGCCAATGCTACCGGCGCCGTTACGGCCACTCCAATGCCAGCCAGCTTCATTCCCATCCGCATTCCTGCCCGCGCCCGGTCTATAGATGCCCTGATACGTTCCGTGTCTTTTATCAGGGCCGCAGCCGTTCTTGCCGAAGTTCCGTGGAGTTGTTTCAGGCTACGATTGGCAGTGCCGATGCCTGCCGATGCCCGGTCCTGCCATGACAGGATCAGGCCGAGTCCCAAAGTGTTTGATAGACCCATCATTTCTTTTGCGTTGCCTCCTTCATGCGGCGATCAACTTCCTCGTTATACCGGACCTCCATATCCAGCCAATACATGAATTCGACAAACTCCAGACCGAGCAATTCCCCGATGGGCATGTGCAATCCCTTGGCCAGGTAGAACATTGCTTTTCTCAGCCGACGAATCGGACAAGGGAATACAGCAGCAACATCGGCTAATGTTCTAAAGGGGACGCCGAGGTCTCCTGGCTATCGCTCTTGCTCTCCATCTCGGGGAGCTTGTTTAGCTCTTCGTAGCGCGCCACCAGGAATTCCAGGTCGACCGGGTACATCCCCATAAAGATGTTTCGCGTGGGCTTCTCGATACTGCCAAGGCTGAGCACGACCTGAGAGAACAGGATCGTATACATTTCATGCACATTGGCTTCTACAGCCTGGGCCGCTACCGGATTCACCTCACCGCTTACAAGACGGGGCTTGCCGTCCTTGCCCCGTTCGATGCCGCCGATGTTCATCTTGATACCGTCGCGGGCGAGTCTTTTGATCGCCGGATCGCTATTGACCTTGAACAGGTCGGATACCTTCACACGCCGCATGACGACATGATTGTGGACTTCTCCCCGCTGGTCCTCGTAGCCGAGTGGCAGGTCAAACTCAGTAGTGATTTCCATGTTTCTGTACTCCCATACAAAATCAAGTTACTTGAAGACGCTCAACAGTTCTCCTGCTTGGCCGCTGAATATCCCCTTGGCCTCGGCAATGCCCGAATGCTCGATGGTCAGCGATTCAAACGCCAGGCTGTCTTGCATAGCGTTCAGTCGTGGCCCCTGCCATTTCGACGGCCAGGCACTGAAGAAGTCCCAGCGCCAGACCTCGTAGACAACCTCTCCCAGCGGCTTGGTCACCGCGTCCAGCAGGAACACCGACAGCGACCGGGTATAGTCGTCCTTGCCCTTTGTCCAATTCCGCACTTCCAGGTACCATTCCAACATGGCGCGGCTGAACGTCATGGCACGTTTGAGAACGAGCGGTCCCTGTCTGGCCTTCCGGGGAAACTTGTGAATGCCCGGATATCCGCCCTCGCGAACAGTCTTGACATCCACCTCCGAGGCAAGACCCTGGACATCGGCAAACCCGATGACGAACTCCTTGCCGGTGAAATCGCCGTCGATCTGCACCGCAAAGCGAAACGCCTTGAGCTTCTCGAGATCCAGCACGTTCAGATACTGGATGATAGATTGAGGAAGGTCAAGCAGTCCCACTATGTCACGGTTCTCCCGTTGGCCGACAGCACGAAGGTATGCGTGATCGGGGTGTCCTTATCCTCGGCCTTGTGATCTGTTTCCTCGTGGCTGGCCACCCAGGCGGTGCGGAAGGATTGCCGTCCGACTTCAGCGCCGTCGTGATCAAGGGTCACGATGGCCACGCTGCGGCGATCTTTGGAACCGTTTGTCGCCATGACAATCAGAGCCAGGACGTCACCGCGCCCGCCTTCGCGCTCCTTCATCACCAGCGTGATCTCCCAGGGGTTTCTGAGGCCAGACGATTCTCTTACCTCCGGTGGCTCCGTCCCGTCGCGATCTTCCATCTTGTTGAGGTCGCCGCCGCTGACTCTCGCCTCGGCGAATGACTGCAACTGAATGCCGTCGATCTCCACCCGGAAAAGGGAAGTCAGGACAGGATTCGCATCCGGCTCGGCGTATGCCATGATCTATCTCCTTATCTTTTAGCTGCTCTGTTCACTTCCTATACCGACACAGACAATCCGGCCGGCGAGCTCGTTAGCGTGATGACGAACTTCTCGGCGGTGGCCGCCGGCACGTACTCGATATCAACCTGGGCGATACCAAGGGCGACCTGATCCGGCGGGTTGTTGGTAGCGTCCATCACCACCGCGAAATCACCAATGGCGCCCTTGCGCTGTTCATTGCTGAGGAAGGCCGACACTCTCCGGATAACCGACTTCCAGAGTACCTCGTCGTGAACCTCAAAAGGAATATCCTGGGTCGCCACTTCAAGGCTTCGGCCGATGTAGTTCCACAGCTCAGAGAAGTGGATGAAGCGCCAGGCCGTCAGCGTGCTCATCGTGCGGCCGCCGTAGGTTTTGATACCACCGGGTAGGAACTTCCGGATAGTGTTCACACCGGCGTTGTTGAGCGTCTCGCCCTCCGCGCGTGAGACGTTGTACTCAAGACCAATGGCGCAGGGGACAGTTTCGTTGCCGACGTTCTTATGTACGCCCCGCCGATAGTCCTTCTCGGCCGCCACACCCAGGACGAAACTCGAAGGTGGCAGCCAGACGGGCAGACTGTTCTTCATCACCTTGAGCCAGGGCCAGAAGAACACGAGGCGGCGACCGGCGAAGTTCTGCGCAAACGTGACCGCCTCCGCTACTGTCTTGGCATACGGAATATCGGCGTAGTACGTCATGGTAACGCGAGCGTTGACGTAATCGATCAGCGCCTGTACAAGACCAATGTAGGCGGTCTCAGCCTCAGCCTCGGTGAGAAGCGGATTCGGGCAGGCGAGACGGAACACGTCCGGAATAGCGTCGAGGGCAAACACGCCGGTCTTGTCGGCCTGGGAACCCGAGTAGTCCGTAGCCTCGACATCATCGAGACCATCTGCGCCGCTCGTCAAGGCTGTGGCCGCAATCGCCACCGGCTGGTCTTCGTAGGTATTTGTGGGCGCTTCGAGTACGTCCGTGCAAAGGATGTAATCGCTGGTGACCTTCTTCTCGACATAGAAGGAGACGACGGAATTTATCGACAGCCCCGCCCATTCCTCAACCTCAACAGCTTTGACACTGACGGTCAGCTTGAACTCCTGCGAGGTGATCACGCCGTTGGCAGTGGTATAGTCGTTGGTGAGTCCGCCCGTCCAGTGGATGGTGTTGTTTGCGTGGTCAATCGATATCACCCGGATGTACTCAGTGTCCGTACCGTTATAGAACGAGACATCCGAGCCAACCTCGAGGCCCTCGATGGACGTGAGCACGGCCGAGGTGTCCGTTGCGTCGGCATCTTCGGCCAGCGTTGTCGTCAGGATCGCGTTGTCTTCGATCTGAACGGCCAGGTCATTGCCCCAGGCGCCTTCGTTGGCGGCCTCGATCTTGAGCGCATCGGCCGGGGTGCCGCTGCCCCGATCCTTGAACGTGTGTGCGGCGCTGGCTGCGGTCGAGCTTGCCACACGGATGATGTAGAGAGAACCGCTGCCGGTCTTGGCAAAGTATGCCTCAACCGAATACCAGGATGTCGAACCGGCTGCGGGCTTGCTGCCGAATAGCAGCATAAATTGTGACATGCTGGTCACCAGGGTGGCCACGTCCAGGGGACCCCGCTCGAAAGTCCCAATGATTGCGCCAACGGCGGTCGTCACACCGGCGATCGGTGATACCGACTGGCCTTCTACGAGATTTACTCCCACCTGATGATTGCTCATTTATGCCTCCTGTGGCTTGCTAAAGCTCTTCCGTTTCCACGTCCTCTATGTTTTCCGGCTCCTTATTGGGCTCCGGCTCGATTTGGCGTTTGTCCTCGGTGGTCTCTTCCGGTACAAAGACATTGATGATTCGCCGGTTAGCCTTGGAGATCACGTCCTGCGTCATGTCCTCATCATCGAAGGGGCCAGTAATCTTTCCCGGCAGGATGGTCAACTTATCTTGTCCCACCGTGACCATCACGAATGTCTTATGTAGATTCTTCAGGTAGAATGCCATGCTGATCTCCCGTTATTCAGGCGGCGCGTCCATTGTCCAGATAAGTCCCATCATATTCAGGCGACGTTGCAGTACCAGGTACTTCTGCTGTGCGGCTTCCGGGTGCGGGAACCATACTTCCAGTCGAAAGCGGTAAGCCTTGCGCCAGAGATTGTCACTGGTGATATCATTGAGCGTATCGATAGACTGCGGAACCATGTAGAGATGTTTTTCGGTGGCTCCGGTCTCTTCATTTGCTGGCACCGTGATGCGTGACTGCCGATCGGCAAACAAGGGCACCAGCTTCTCCATCATAAGCCAATCATTATCCCGCTTTTCGGCGTAGGTATCGAACTGGAAATAGAGATTGATCGGTGCTGGTGTCTTGGTCACCGACGCCGTATAGCCGTCCTCGTTGGCAACCGCAACGGTATCCTTGCCGCCAGTGCGCCGTCGACTGTCGTACCTGACGTCATAGAGATAGATGGTCGCCGACGGGAACGCTCGATCACGGTCAAGCCTCCCCCTCTCATCGGTGAACGCCAGACCGACGGAATCATCGGACACGATATCGGACAATAGGGCGGCGTAATGATTGCGCACCGCCTGGAACACGTCGTAAAGGGACTCGACCGTATGACGTTTATCTGACATAGGTCTCTCCGTTCAGAATAGCCTTGACGGCTTTTCCCCAGCGGTCAGATATGTCTTTACGCTTATCCTCAAAGGTAGTGGCGATGAAGGAGCGTGCCGGGATATGCCGAGTCCCGAACTCGTGAACCAACCCGATATTGACGAGTGATTCCCCGGCACTGTTCCTCACATTGCGAGGCACGCCGATAAAGAAGCGTGACGGGCCGTCCGGAATACAGGTGATGCTCCTAAGTAAGTCGGCGTGCTCTATCAGGGGACTGCTGCTGCCCTTGCGCGCAATTGTTGCTGCCAGTAAAGGTGGCCACATAGGCCTCCCATCGCGGATGGTTCTTATGATGCTGTCTCTCATAGATATCGCAGCACTCTTCGTGGCGCGGTTCAAATTCCGTTTCATCAGGGAAGGCATATTATCAAAATGCCTTTCAGCTTTATCAAAACCCCAAGTCGACTTAGCCACTGCTCAGCGCCTCCCCACCTTGCGCGATACGGCAACCAGGCGCATCAAGAAGACACTTCCCGCCTGATGCGTCGGGACGATTTTGGTCACATAGCTTTTGCCTGTCTCGCCCGGGAGGATGAAAGCGTCGCCGATCTTGAGAGAGATACCCTTCTCGTCAAGCTGCTCTGTGGTCAGACTCAGTGTGGCGTCAAAGTCCAGCTCAAGGCCGAGCTTCTGGCGCATAGCTTCTGATGGGCTGAAGTCAATCAATGCCGGGAGGTAGACGGGAGTAGCGGCGTAGGCGGCAGACTCGTTCACGTCACCCGTGAGACTATCCTTGGCACTCTCATCGTAGGTGATGTACGAGACAGTCTTATCGCCTCCAAGTTTTCTGTGGAGAGTCTCCAGATGCCGCTGTAGAAACTTAGTTGCCACCGGCTGTTATCCTCTGGATTAGAAAATTGTTCTGGTCAACGATCTTCTCGATCACCTGAAGGGTCTCTCGGTGATTCTTTTGGGAAGCCTCGATCCGTTCGCGATTATCTCCAATATCGCGGAAAGCGGTCTTGATATCGCGACCTTGTGCAGCCGCGTCGGCTGTAAGCGTTGTCAATCTGCGATACATGCGTGGTAAGTATGCTGTCAGCACACCGCAAAGCAGACCGATGGTCCAATAAAGAACATTGACGGGGATAGGTGATTCCATATCTACAGCACTCCCATGGCTGGCCTCTTGAACATTGCAATCAGGTTGTCAATCTTCGGATCACTGAAGAACCCGCGACCGATAGCAGAGGGATCAGCCAATTTATACCGATAGTCCTTGAGTGATTCCTCCACAATTTGCGAGGCCCGTTGTGCATCCACGTCGCCAACCTTCGGCAAGTTCCAGACGGCAATCCGCGTGACCAGGTTAATGATAAGCGGCGGAGTGGATTCGTCAGGTTCCACAAAGCCAAAGTCACCCGTAATGACGATGTTACTTTTACCGATCGGCCACGTGCTTGTTAGATGCCGCAGTTTCGGATTGAATCGCCCGTCGGGGACTTCCGACATCAGAACTTCGTAGTATTCCGCATCGAGTGTCTCGGCGTCGACAACGACGCTCGTGATGGCGTCGACAGAAACGGGAGGAACAGGCAAGAACAGGGTGTCGTGCCTGTGGCCATCCATCGTGATGACGTAACCCTCCTTCTTCTCGAAGAAGCATCCCGTCATCTGATCAACGGTACTGCAGGCGAGGGCTATCCGCTGTTCAACCATGCTTGCTGAATACGGGGGTTCGGGACAGCCCTCGCTGCGCAGAGTCTCTACCGTGATATAAGCCACTCCAAAGTCCTGACGATTTTACGACGCCATATACAGAGGCCGTACCAGGTTGGTTGTGGCCGTCTGGGTAGCGGTGGTGTCCGCAGTCCTGTTGATGGTCGTCTGACCGAGGGCTATCCACTTGGCATTGAGCGGCAGCATCGCCTCGATCTCCGCCGTAGTCAGAGGCACGATAGCGGCGGTTAACGCTATTGTACCGGGGCAGACCTTTATCGCCACGACTCCCGTCGAGGGGTTCTTCCAGGCGATGATCGTGTATATCCTGGACTGGCCGCTATCAAAGATATCGGCAGCCGTTTCCAGCAGCGTGTCCGCCGCAGCCGCCACGTCAAGAGCCGTGCCGTCCACCACGACAATGCCGGCGGTATTGTCATAGTAGAAGGTGCCATTGCCGGTGCCTGTCAACTGTGCCGGTCCGGTCGTGCCGTCGGCTATAAAGTAGCCGTGAGCGGCATTTTTGAAGAGGTATCCCTCGACGGGGTCGCCGGGGACACCGCCAAAACCCATTCGTCCAACGTCATGTGACATGGTTCTTGTCTCCTATTTTCGTTTTCAACTTCAGTCTCACTGTCTCATCACCCTGGCCCTATATGAGCTCGCCCTCGTAGTCTTCGTGAGCTCCGCCGCGCGGCAAGTGACTACTCTCGATCTCAGCCAGAATCTTCTTGGCTGAGGCCGGGCCGATGCCATCGATAGCCAGCAACTTGTCCTCGTCCATGTCCGCGTCCGCCAGATCACTGAGGGTGTCGTAACCGGCCGTCTTGAGGGCGTTAGCGATTGGCGGTTTGAACAGCTTCTCCACGCTTTGGGAACCGCCACTCTCGCCGCCAGTATCTTCCGTGGGCGTGGCCAGAGGCAAGGCCTCGACAGGCCCCGCCTTCACGCCCCACGCCGCGTTGCCACGCAGTAGGTGAATGCGGGGATCATCATCGGACATTTCTATCACTTGCCCTTTGACGTATTGAGCGCCGCCGGGCAGAGTGTAGCTGGCCGCCTTACAGGTAAATATGAACTTCCGTGACATAGCCTGTTTCGCTCCCTTCTTACCAGGTGATGGGTGGCGTGGCGATATTGGTGTACTTCACGATCGCATCAAGCACCGGCATGGAGACGCAGAACTCCAGGTAGATCGTGATCTCGGCCTGGTCGAGTTTGGGGTTCCACTCACGGTTGGAGCGCCATTCGCCGTTCCAGACCAAGGTGATGGCCTTGGGATCGCCGAGGTAGATTGAGGTCTCGTCAAAGGTCGTGACCTCGTAGTCGGTGTTGGTGGTGCTCACCGAACCGGCCGTCTGGCCCAGCAGACCGACGGTATTGATGCGCAGTGTCGTATCGAGGATACCCGTGCAGACCTCGGAATGGCCGGTGGTCTTGCACGTTATCTTGAACCGGCGCCCGACACCAGCAGCTGCATTGATCGGATTAGTCGCCGTGACCAGGGTCGTCAGCACGGCCTGGAGAGTGGTCGTGTTGTCCGCCACACTCGTGGGCGCGATGGCGGTCGGGCCGTCATTCTCGCCGACGTAGGGGACAATCCAGGGCGCAATACCACTCGGACCGGGAGCCTCCTTTTCCGTCAGAGCCCGATCCGCGAGGATCGAACCGGCGCCCAGGGCTACCAGTGCTTTCTTCCAGTTGTTGATCGTGCGACTGTTCAACCACCAGCGCAGAGCATCTGTGTTGCGACGATACCTCCAGGGGATAGCATCGTACATCGCGTCAAAGACCTCCTTGGCGAAGGCCTTGCCGTTGTTGTGGACAACATTGGATCCCGCCTGGGTCAGGACATCGACACCGTCGACACCCTTGAGCATCCGCTGACGACGGTCAACCGGGGCAGCGGCGAAGGCGGTATTCCCGTTGATTGCAACGTCGGAGACATTGTTGCCGAGCTGCTTGAGAAATGTCTCCACCGCCTTGGTCTCCATGTCCCCCAGCCCCGGGACGGCTTTCGATTCCTCGATCTCCTCGTGCGATATGGTGATCTCGCACTTGTGCTTCTGGGTCACGTAAGGAACTGTGGTCGTGGTCGACCGTGTGTGCACCGCCGTCGGATCCTGCTCGCCGACATGCTCCATCACCTCACCAGTCAGGTCATAGATGGGGACGGTTCCCTTCTTCTGCTGACGGGTCACGGTATTGATCGAACTCAGGAACGCACTATGGTCTTGGGTGAGATCGATCAGGGCGTCGACCTGCTCGCGAGGGATCAGGTGGTTGAAGTGAGTCTCGGTCAGATTCAGCGAGCCCCCTTCGCTCTTGCCGACGATCATGTCGTTGAGCGCCATCCGCGCGGCTGCAATTAACTCAGAATTGGTAGGCATTGTGACTTTCCTCCAGTCTAACTGTGCCCTTCATTGTTTCCATACAGAACCTTCAGGGGTAGTGCTTGCACCCTTAGTGTGCCAGCACTATATCCGGGCAAATAAACTCCCCTATTTCGGGGCGACACCACCCAGCACGCCGACGGTCGCCTTGGCAAGAGTCGTTGCCTTGCCGTCGGGCTTGCTGTCATCATTGACATTGCCAATGTCGCTGCTGCCATTGGGCTGATTGGGTGTCTTCTCAAGAACCTCAAGGCGCTTGCCGATGTCATCAAGCTTGCCGGTGAGATCAGCGAACGACTTAGAGAGCTCATCATGCATCTTGAGACGAACTTCCAGAGCCTCGGCGGTCTTGCTGTCATCGTCGGTCTTCTTGCCGTCATCGGATTTGCGCGATTCCTCGATGGTGCCCACGCGTGTAGCTACATCCTCGACGGTCTTGACCAGGGTGTCAACCTTCGCTATTAGGGCCTTCAGCTCTTCTGTGGTCATGTCCTCGCCTCCATTCGTGAGTAAGGGATCCTGTTTGCTGATTCTTTCCAATAGGGGTTTAATAGTTTTAGAGGCCTTGGCCAGGTTCTCCAGGGCCTCGATATTGTCCGCGCTCAACTCGTGGAGCGCCTTCTGAACCGCGAAGTATGCCACCAGGGCAACCTTGAACTGATCGATCGAAGCCGCCACCATGGACGCTTTATCCTCCACCGTGTCATCCCAGTAAATGCTGGAGATAGACTGTTCCAGTGCGGCCATACTACCCCACAGCGCCTCCCAGGCGTCGCGTTCCTCCCTGACCTCGCTGAAGACCTTGGCGTCGCCTTTGAGCATCGCCAGGAAACCAGTCAACGCCTTTGTCAGAGAATCCCGGGAATCACTCTTTGCCTGCGGAGCGGTAGCCTCGATCGGCACGCGGCTGCCCACACCGCCGATCGAGAAACCGGTGAACTCACCGTCGTCGATCTTCTTCCAGGTCTCGTCGCTGCACTGCATCCCGAGCCACCACGCCCCCGGGATAGGATCGACCCCGTGAGCCTGCGCCAGCGAACCGGCCTTGTCGATGCAGCTCTCGATGGGCTGCCCGATGTTGGGGCTGAATATCTCGTGGTTCTCCGATGCCCCCTCGCCCTTCTGTCGATTCTTGGCGAGGTTTATCAGCAGCGAATGGCAGGCTATCTCCACGTCCTCCTTGCTGATGATGTCCCCCTGCAGGTCCGCCTCATCAGGAACCAGAACGTACCCGTAGACCTGCTTCTTGACGGGATCCTTCTTGAAGAGCATGGTCTTCAACACCGGCTGGCTACCTTCCGGCAGATCGGTAGATTTCATCACGGCAAAGGTCGCCTTCGGTACCGCCGGGCTGCCCGCGAAAGCGATCTCGACCACATTGAGGTTGGTCAGGCGATACTTCGCTTCCGGGTCGGTTGTGTCACTCTTAGACTTTGGCATGTCGTTACCATCCCTCGTTTATGTGGGCCTGAATATCGCCAGCACGGTCAAGCCCTCGACGACATTGGCTGTATGGTCGATTCCGATTGTCACACACTCCTCGGCGGACAGCGAGACACCCGGATTGTTGTCCTGGTGAAAATATCTTTTCTGAGCGCTGCCGGGATTGATGCGATGATTCCAGACGGAATCGGTGCCCACCGTCAACACGGAACCGCCGGCATCCGAGCCTTTGAGCAGGTGAACCGTGACGTCACCCGTCGCGTCGAGGGTCTGGGCTGTAATAATTATTTTCTCGATGGTTCCAATTGCGTCGGTTCCATAGATCGGGATCGAGTTGACTTCGTCCTGGTCGGCGGTAATGGCCCCGCTCTTGAAGAACCCCCAGGACTGATCGGGCTTGTGGCTATGATCGGCCTTGACGTGCTGGATCACCGTCACCGTGCTGCCGTCAATTCTCAGATCGTACTTGCCAGTGGGCAGCGATGAAACTTCAAAGGCTCCGTCGGCATCGGCGTTGCCTTCCCACTGGAGCGTATCCGTGTCGCTCACAAAGAGCTGGACCAGCGCGCCGGCGCGTATGCGAACCACGTCCGAACCCTGGGATAGCCTGAAAACATTGTCGTTGTAGTCTGTCATCTATAAATTACTTCCTACCTTTGCCTTTCCCCGCTCCGCCACCACGCCCATAGCCGACTCCGCCATCTTTACAACGACCGGTGTTGCGTCCGGCCCGGCCACCGGCAGGCATTCCCCTGCCCTGACCTCGGCCATCGTTAGGTGCTTGTCCTTTTGATATTGCAGTCATTGTGGCTCCTTATCTGGAACTTCCATGTAGTGCGTTCACACTATTTCTTTCTGCACTGATTATCGTGGCAATAGAAAAGCGTCAATCACAATCGGTTGGGGATGTACGATTGTGAAACTGGATTTAATTCTTAGGCGTGATTTTTTGGCGCGTGGAACCCTCTGTATTCTCTGGATCTGGATCTGGATCTGGATCTGGATCTGGATCTGTGCTTCGAGGGGCCTTCGAGGGGCCTTCGAAGGGGCTTCGAAGGGGCTTGCTAAGTTGTAATAATTATGGCACTTAACAATAACCTTTGGTTTTGGTAGTCTTTTTTGTGAAATTGTGGATAACTAAGCCCTCTCAACCACTGTCGTGCGGCAGTGAAAATGATACGGTGGCATGATGACTCCCTGATCCATGATGTACCTGGTACTCTTACCAGTGACATCCTCAACTGGAATCCAGGGTGCGATGGTCTTGACGTCCTCGGGATCTTCGGCGGCCATGAGTGCATCGCGCTGGCCGGCAGCCCGACTCACCGGGATGATCCGGCCGTTTAGCTCACGACAGATGGCAGAAGTCCTTTCATCAAGTATCGCAAGCACTTCAAGCTGTTTCACGCCGACATCGGTGTAGCCCTGGATGAGTCCGAAGTTGCGCGACCGGTTCATGCCGTTGGCCGCGAACCCGCGCCAGTAGGTCAGGGGCTTATTCCGAACGCCCGGATAATCATCGAAAAAGTCAGCCAGCTTATTGCCAATTGCCTCACGACCCAGACCCTCAGTCATTCCCTCAGCGACAGCATTGCTCAGGTATTCCGAGACGTGTTTGTCGTAGTAATTACCGATCCAGTACATGTGATGCTCGTACAGCCAGGCGGTAGCCTCGTCATCAATCTCCTCCCATATCATCTTCGCCTGAAGGCTCTTCTTTGCCTTCTTGTAGCCCCTGGTCATGATCTCCGGGAGCTTCTTGGCAACCGGTGTTACGAACTTAGCGGCCAGCGACTTCGGAATGATCTTGAGCAAGGCGGCCATTTCCCGCTTGGTCAGTTCCCCGGTCTTGGCGTTGAGCAATGCGGTGGCTTTCTTCACGGCGGCTTTGGAGCCGTTGCCCCATTCGACAAGCAGGAGCTCGGCCATTTCCTTCTCACCGGGTATTGGTTTGCCCTCACCCGCCTTGCAGGTTTCGCAGCCACAAACCAGTCCGAGAAGGTTATCGACAATCTCAAGCCCAGCTGCGGCCTGGTCGCGAGTCAGACCGGGAAGGGATAACCGATCTAACCCGGACCATTTGTCATTGGCAGCCGCAGTGTTCATCAGGTACTCTGGCCGGAGACTTCGATTTTGTAGAATCCCTTGGCGGCCGCCTCACCGCCCGCAAGCGTGACCTTGATCCAGAGGCCCTGCCCGGATTCCGGTGAGAAATTCTGGTCGTTGGCCACGTCCTTGGGATCGCTTGAAAACGAGCCAATGCCGGTTGAGGGCGCTACCTGCCGATTGTTGCCGGCTCCGTTCGTGCCGGAACCGTCGAGAGTCGTTTCAAGCGCAAACTCGGCCTTCTCGTACAACCCTTCATCGACCTCATCGATTATGGCATTTGTCAGGGCCAGCGATGAATGCTCGTTGTAGGGGAAAACCTTGAAGTAGTATGTCTTGGTGGCTCCGCCAGCCGGGTTGGCGGCCGCATCAAACGGTTCACGGCGGACTTCATCAATCTCGTTCGGGGACTTGTCGAACACGATACCATGCGCGATAATGTACTCGGTGGTATCATTCGGGTTGGTGTCCCAATCTTTGACGTAGGCCTTCTTCGAGGTGCCCTCTGTCTTGACGGCCATTCTGATCTGGCCGGCTCCGGTACCAGCTGTGAGGATGATAACGTCGAATTGGTAGGCGTTGTCGGTTCCGGATGCGCCGGACGAAAGAGTGATGTAGTCATCCCCTCCGCCCTGAGCGGTCCCTGAGTGCTGAGTAGTGCTTGAGTAGAGCGCGACCGCACCCACGGTCGTGGCGCTCTTGATGGCCTTCATAATCCGCTCGAAGCTCGATGAGCCGGGGACCCCGGTCAGACCATTCAGGTAGATAGCCTCCGATATCTTTTCACCTGCTGCGTTGCGTCCGTAGACGGTAATTGACTGCGAGGTGTCCCCGGCGTTCTCGCTTCTGATCTTAAGGATTCCCGTGTTCTCCAGCTCACGAAAAGTCATTTTGACCGATTTGTTGATAGCTCCGCCAATGTTGGTCATGCTGTCGTCATCCGGCATCGTCGCTGAGCCATGGATGATTATATTCTTGGCTTCGACAGACATCCTATGTCTCCTCTCTCCTATGGTAGTGCGTACTCGCTTAGTGTGGTCGCACTACTGGTGGTTAAAAAAACATCCCGTTTTCTATTCCTCGGATTCCTCGTAGTTTGGCACTCTTTGTTGATTGAGGATTGTCATCCAGAATTCGCGCTTGAAGACAATCGCTCCCTCAGCACCGGTTGCCGTGATAGTTATTAGGGCCGAATGTACTTCGCTGTCGACATTATCCCCGGTAGCGATCATGACATTGTCATCCGCGTCCAGTATCATGGAAAACTTCCCATTGGCGTCGAGCTTGCTCTTGACGTCCACATCGTCCCGGCTATTGATAATCGCGCCCGTGTCGTTGTGATAGAGAGTCAGCGTCGCGGTGTCGACGGAACTGACCGGCACCGGCGTCGTATGATCATAGTCGGTCAACGTGAACTCCATAAGAGCGGTATTGCCATCGGGAATGTCGTTGTTCTGGTCGGTTTTCAACATTATCGGAACGGCCATATCCTCAACCTCCACGCAGGTTTGCGTTTATCTCGTCGATCAATTTGAGAGCTGCGTCGCGATAACCGGCTGTGCTCAATTTCGCCTCGTTGGCTTCGGTCAGCTTGAGAAGATGGTTCTTCACCTGCGACAGTGCTATACATGCTCCCAGGGCACCAGGGAGCTTGAGCTGCGGATTGCTGACCGTGAGCAGAGTGACCAGGAAGCCGATCCAGTCCATCGGCAATTGATGTTGGACGGCCAGGTCACGCAGGATTTCAAGCGGCAAGGCGGCAGTTGTCACGATAGCGGAACCGTATTCGATATCCAGCCGCAAAGCGGCGCTCAGACTACCCCGGTGCTCAATAGACAGCTTACCGTAAGCCTCAATTGCACTAAGCCATTCGGCAATCAACTTGCCGGCAACCGTGATAGCCTCGCCATATTCAACAGCAATCTGGTGAGTCGTGTGAACCTTACTGCCCCAGTCAATCAGCAATTGACCGCCGACGACCTCGAGGCTGCTCCGATGTTCGACCGGCAATTCAGCCTGAATGGCCAGCGAGGTCTGCCAGCTAAGGGGTAAGGCAAGAGTGGTTGTCATTGCACCGAATTGCGTCCATTCAAGGGGTATCTGTATCCGTGAAGTGGATTCAATGAGGTGTTCGATGGTAAGCTGGATGTCGGACTCGGTAATGCTTCCGATTTCCAGATTCAGGTTGTGCTCGGCGACCAGACTGTCCAGTGATTCGATAGTGATCTGTTGGATCAGGTTTGCCAGGGTTTTCACGTTCTCAAGCGGCAGTGATGCCGCCGCCCGGATGCCGCCGCCCGTTTCCATCGGTAAAACAGCACCTAACGTTGCTGCTTTCAGATGCTCAATTGTCAGGGTTCCATCAGCTTGCAATGCGATGCCCCACTCGATAGGAAAACTCGCCTGCGCCTCCACTAACACATTACCCGCCCATCCGATCGGGAGTTGACCGATGATCGCCAGACCCTTGCGGATGTCAATCGGTAACTGCCCAACCGCATACTTCTGCTCGGTAATCTCGATCAGCATCTGCAGACTGGACTCAACGACTATCTGTGCCTCGAGGCAGATCTGATGAACCGTCTCGTATGACGCCAGCCAGTCGGAACCGACGTCTGACTGAATTGCAACTCCGCCTCCAAACTCAATTGATACCTGCAGGGGCTCGAGTTTGGCGGCCTG